ACCAATAACAATAAGCCACATGATCCGTGGCCATCGCAAAATGAAACCTATTGTATTCGAGGCCGCCAACCGGCTGATTGAAACTATTGAAAATCTAAAAAACGAATTGAAATGATCCTCCACTCTAACGAAATTATTCTTTATCAGGCTGAATGGTTTAGCTTATACTGTTTGGCTGTGGCTGCACTGACAATAATAGTTTACAAACTCATTGTATTCATTGACCCTAAATTAAAAAAATGAAAACATCATCAAAAATTTTCGCTGTTCTGTTTTTTGTCCTCGGACTTACTGCCGCCGGTGCTGCACTATACGGCGCATCTCATCAATGGTTTATGGCCGGTATCTGCGCGCTGGCAGATATCGTTTTGCTGGACGATATTTTGAAAGAAACCGAATCGAACAAGAATGTTTAACCTCTAAAAAATTAGGTCATGGAAAACACAGAAAAAATCAATTTAGTTGCGGATCCGAATCAGAGGATAGAATGTCAAATAAAATATTATCAGGAACATAAAGGTTTACTTCACCAGATTTATGGACCACCACGCATGGATAATCTAATTGAAAACAATAATCTTTTGGGAAAAGAAACGCAGAAAGTAATTTGTGAAGCTGATAAAACACAACTACCCCGGTTGACCATAAAAATGATTTGTCAAACATGCAAGAAATTATCTTCCGAAGGTCTTTGGCCAATATTAGCGTCGAGACGGTTGAGCGAAGGTAAATTAAATCTGTCATGCTGCTGTCTGGTGATTGACCGTCTAAATCGTTTAAGGAAAAACCTGGGTGGTCCACGGATATCGAATACTCAAGTTTATGAAGCCATGAAAGATGTTTTAAAATGTCCAGTAAAGGTGGTCGAAAGTGGGTGGGATCTATTCCCTCCATGTAACCAATAACAATATTAAGCCTAAATTTTTTTTTACGCTTTTTCATAACGTTTAGTTTTTAGTTAATACCCCGAAAGTAGCAAAGATTAAATCCAAATCAAATGGAATATTTCAATAACACATTATGCGTTCAGCCCGGGTGGCTAGTCAATGAAACGGGTATTCTATCAACGACGAACTATGATGCTCTAGTGCAGCGCAAACAGATCAACGTTCTTCGCCGTGGTTGCCTGAACACTCCTGCCCTGGTTGCTTACGACAGTATTCCGGAGCGCTTCCGTAAACTGATTGCTGAAAAATACGGCGATCCCCGAAAAGCCATCACCATTAATCTTCTCCAGGATAAAATCGAAGCCGACCCAAAGGCAAATGAATACTTCTCAGAATACATGTTACCCAACAAACATCACCTTCCCGCCAAAGTTCAGATCGAATATTATACCAACGCCATACTCCTCAATGCTTGCCAGCGGATGATCTCCGACCGGAAAGCTTTCCGCAGATCAAGGGGAGGAAATGCGCCCCGCATGTGGGATGAACTTGCCAGGCTAATTGAAGATCTTACTTCCGCGACTTACCCTCATACACTACCCACGCATCCGCGCAGGTTGGAAGATCGTTACAAGCGCTACCAGGCAGAAGGATACCAAAGCCTCATTCACAAAAACTTCTGCAACAAGTCAGCCGCCAAAGTGAATGATGACATCAAAGAGAGCATGTTGACTGAGCTTATCGGGGATCCGCGCAACCTAGACAATGAACAGATCAGATCTTTATACAATATAATAGCCACGAAGATGGACTGGAAGCAGATTACCGCTTCTGCCGTTGGCGTTTGGCGCGATAAGCTGGATATTGTTACGCATCCAGGGCGCAGAGGCGGCACTGACTTTATGAATAATAAAGCGATGCAGGTGAAGCGTTCTAAGCCAACCTCCCCACTATTCTACTGGACCATGGACGGCTGGGACGCTGAGTTGCTTTTCCAGAAAAACGAAAATGGTAGGACTACGTATCACAACCGGCTCACCGTCGTGGTGGTCCTTGATCCTTGCGTGAATTATCCTGTAGGCTTTGCCATCGGTACCCACGAAACGCCGGAGCTCATAAAGGCAGCACTCCGCAATGCAGTAAATCATACCGCAGAATTATTCGGACAACGTTACCGGACCCACCAGTTACAGAGTGACCATTATGCCATCAAGGCGTTGACCCCTCTTTATGAAGGAATGGCGGAGAAAGTAACCCCCGCACGTGTTAAGAACGCCAAAACAAAGGTTGTTGAACCTTACTTTCATCGCATCAATAAGAAGTACTGCCAGTTAATGCCCAACTGGTCTGGCTTTGGAATTACCTCCAAGAAAGAGAGCCAGCCGAATGTTGACTTCCTAAATAAGTACCGGCATAATTTCCCGACCCAGGAAGAATGCACAGATCAGATTGCCCGCATCATTGAATTGGAGCGCCAGGAAAAACTGAACAGGTATATGGAGCTCTGGGCAAACACTTCCGACGAGCATAAACTGCCATTATCCTGGTCGCAATACCTTCTACATTTTGGCGCTGAAACCGGATACCTCAATATGCTACAGGGAAACGGTTTACTCATGACCATCGAAGGGATTAAACACGATTACGACTGCTACGACCCACGTTTCCGGGATTATGCCTCCACCAGGTGGGCTGTTAAGTATGATCCTTCAGATACAACTAAGGTATTGGCAATAAACGAAGATGGGACCCTCCGTTTTGAACTCGAGGAGAAGTATATCCAACCAATGGCTTTGCAAGACCGCAAGCCTGGCGACTTCAAACAGCTTGAACGGGTCCTGGACTTCAATAATGTACTGATTGAATCAATTACCGAACAGCGCAAGAACACCGCTACTGCTATTGGTGAACTATTTGAGAATAATCCCGCACTTAATGACACACTTACCAAATTAATCCTGGTTGACAGCAAGGGTCAGCATAAAAATGAGCGCAATGCTAACCGTTTGGGAGAGGCTGCTGTCACCACCAGAAAGAAAATTGCCTCTCACCGATTTGAAGACCAGGAAGATGAGGAAATCGATTTATATGGAATGCTTTAAAAACTAAAAATTGAACAAAATGGAAAGCACAAAGAAAGATCAGATCGTTGAAAAGCTGAAAGAGTACATTACCCGATTTGAAAGCCAGAACAAAGCCGCCAATTCTCTTAAGGGAGTCAGCTCGGCCACTATCTCACAGATGGTAAATCAGAACTGGGATCTCATTAAAGATGAGATGTGGCGCAACGTTGCAGCGCAAATCGGATACGCCGAAAGTGAATGGGTTACCGTTGAAACTCGCGATTTTAAGATCCTGACAACCCTTTTACAGGATGCTCAGCTTAACAGTAATGTTTATGCGATCACGGGAGCTGCAGGAACGGGAAAAAGTTTTGCAATACGCCAGTTTGCCGCCGATAACCGCCGGGTTCACCTTCTGAAATGTGCTGAATATTGGAATAAGAAGATGTTTATGCAGGAACTCTTATCCGCAATGGGCCGCGATTATGCCGGTTACACTATTGGAGAGATGATGCATGAGATTGTATCCGAGCTTAAGCGTCAACAGAATCCGCTAATTATACTTGACGAAGCCGATAAACTGACGGACCAGGTCCTTTATTTCTTCATTACCCTCTACAATCAGCTTGAGGATCAGGCCGGAATAATCCTTTGCGCTACGAACTATCTGGAAAAAAGAATCAAACGGGGTGTAAAGCTCAATAAAAAGGGGTATAACGAGATATACAGTCGAATCGGGCGCAAGTGCATTGAGCTAAAAGGACTTTCGGCCACAGATATCTCAGCAGTTTGCCAGGCCAACGGAATTACCGACCGCACAAACCTACAGAACATCATTGGCGACTGTGAGGGAGACCTGAGAAGAGTTAAAAGGAAGATCCACGCGCTAAAGAATATCGCGTAAATGGGAATGATATAGACGCATAGCTATGCGTCTATATACCAACCCAAACCGTTCTATGAATGACTGAAAAAACGATAAACCGAGCCAGAACCTATACTGACCTCATGCGTCAGAAGGTTAATGAACTCGATTTTGAAGGCGACTGGCTGAAGAGTTTTGGAAAGCCTGAGATCACCGGAACATGGTTGATCTGGGGCAATCCCGGAAACGGAAAAACCCGCTTTGCCCTCCAGCTTTGCAGATACTTCGCCTCATTTGTCAGAGTGGCTTATAATTCGCTCGAGGAAGGAGATAGTAAGAGCATTCGCCAGGCAATAATAGAGGTGGGGATGAACGGCGTAAAAAACAACTTCATGCTACTCGACTCGGAACCAATTGAGGAGCTAAAAGTGAGATTACGACGTCGCAAAAGTCCCGAGGTGATCTTTATCGACAGCTGGCAATATACGGGGTTAAACTATGCTGAGTATAAAAAGCTAAGGGCAGAGTTCAAACATAAGCTCTTTATCCTGATAAGCCATGCAGAGGGAAAGAATCCTGAAGGACGCACAGCCAAATCAATACGATACGACAGTTTCGTTAAAGTTTGGGTAGAAGGATATAAGGCGTTTCCCGCGAGCAGATACGGAGGCAATGAGACCTATACGATCTGGGATAAGGGAGCACAAGAATTTTGGGGGAATACATAGAACTAATGGAATATTAATTGGGATCCAGGAATGTGAACCCGGTACCGGAGCAGCTTTAAGATAATATTCTATTATAGTTCGAATTAGGTAAATGAAAATTAACAGGGGTAATATGAAAACAACAACAGACCGTCAGCAGGGTTCACTGTTGAAAAAGTTTCACACGTTAAGCACAAAGGCTGGTTTAACGAATGATGAAAAGCATTTGATGGTTGCCTCATTTGGCCATGAAAGCAGCCGCGAAATGAGTATTCAGGAGCTATTAAGAGCCTGTGATCTGCTTGATGAAAAGCTTAATCCGCAGTTGGCTGAAATTGACTTATGGCGCAAACGCGTAATGGCCTCCATAGGCGGATGGCTTAGGGTAATGAGTGTTGAGAGCAATGCAAATAAAGTTAAAGCCATTGCCTGCAGGGCATCGGCCTATGACAACTTCAACGATATTCCCAGGGAGCGCTTGATTAACCTGTATTATGCCTTTTTGAAAAAGCAAAAGGATTTTAAGCGGGTGAATACGATCGTTAAGGCGCAAATTGACGAATTAATCTATCAGAACTAATGGAAACAAAATCAACCAAGTCACTAATTTATGTTTGTCCCACATGTGGTGGTGACGGTATAAAAATTTATGAAACAATGCCTCCAAGGCATGGGTCAGACTATGGCTCTTTTACGAGTGATATCTGCCCTACTTGTAAAGGTGAGCGCCTAATTGAAATTATAGAAACCACTTCAATAAATATAAAACCTTATAAATCAAAAAAAATCTAAAATGGACCAACAATCACACCTCAAAGTAATGGCAGAGGGGTTTATAATCCTTCGCAGCGACGACCTGCCAACTCCTCGCATTAAGTA